TCGCCACAAGGATTCGCCGCCGGGCGGCTCGCCAATCTCTCGCCTGAGCAATCGAGTCTCAACAAGCAGCTCTATGGCATCGTTGGCAGCCAGAAGACAGGCGCGCCGGGATCTGGCCAGGCTACCTCGTACTCCTCGGCTGACCTTGCCGTTCTCCTCGCGCCCGGCATCGACGTTATCTGCAATCCCCAGCCGGGTGGCAACTATTGGGGAGTGCGCGGAGGCCATAACTCCTCGTCGGATCCCGCGGTGGATGGCGACAACTACACCCGGCTTACGAACTACGTCGCCGCAACGCTGGCGGCAGGTATGGGCACATACGTCGGCCAAGTGATTAACGCCGACTTGTTCCTCCGCATCCGCGCCACCCTACTTAGTTTTCTCCAGTCTATGCTCGGCCAGGGACTGCTTGGGAGCACTAACGGGAGCCTTCCGTACAGCGTTGTCTGCGACACGTCGAACAATCCGATAGCGCGCACCGGCCTGGGATACGTACAGGCCGACGTGCAGGTGCAATACCAAGGCATCAACGAGATGTTCATCGTCAACCTCGAAGGCGGACAGACCGTTCAGGTCGCGGTTCAGACGCTACCCGGCGGGCAGCCCGCGCTCGCTCAGTCCTCGTAAGGAGTGCCGCGGATGACCAGTACTACCACGTTCTCAGTCGGTCGCGACACTCAGCTCGTCGTGATAGGTCCCAGCGGCCGCATCGATCTTACTTACGTCAGCAGCTTCGAAGCGCGGCAGCTTACCCACTCCGTGAGGGTCGACAGGCTTGACGGTATCCCGATGGGCACGGAGCTGCCGAGTGGATGGGAAGGGAGCTTCGAGATCGAGCGCGGCAACTCGGCCGTGGATGACCTCATCGCGTTGATCGAGCAGCAGTATTTCAACGGCACGCCTGCTGCACCCGGGACAATGTATCAATACATTTCTGAGGCCGACGGGTCTACGTCCACCTACCAATTCGATACGGTCACATTCAAGCTTATAAGCGCCGGACAATGGCGAGGTGATAGCAGCGTAAAGCAGAAGCTGGAGTTCTTCGCCGCGCGTCGCAGGCGGATCTGATGGCTTCCACCGACGTCACTGTCGCAAGCGCGGCGGGCGCGCTCAGTGTCACCGACGCGCACGGGCGACGCATCGGGCTGCGTCGCCTCAACGCACTCGACAAACTCCGGTTGTTCAAGGCAGCCGGTCCAACACTCTCGCAGAACCAGCACTGGCTCGGAATGGCCGTACTCGCGTGCTCCGTTAGTGCTATTGATGATGTTCCGGTACCGGCACCCGCGAATGAAATGCAAATCGAGGCGATAGTCGCGCGTCTCGGAGACGTGGGAATTGCGGCGATCGCCGACACGCTTAGCCCCGATTCCCAGCCTAACGTTGAGCAGGTCATTACCGCGGGAAACTGAGTAGGCACCCTGACCTGATCGATTGCCTCTATCTGGTCAGGAACGGGGTGCCTTTCGACGTCGCCTTTAATCTCCCCGAGGACGAGCGTCTTGCCTTTATCGTGGCGCTCGGCACGCTTGACGGACGCGAGTTCGATTGGGAATCGTTGAGTTGGAAGGATTAAGCGTGCGTCCTATAGGAGGCCTCGTCGAGGCGTTGCGGAAGCTGGATCGCATCGACATTTCGCAATCCCGACGCGAAGCTCTCGGACAAGCCGCCGCAAGAATAGAGGCTGCGGTGAAACTCTCGCTTTCCCACCGCGTCGGCGAGGATCACGCGGCGCCATGGCTCCGAACGGGTGAGTTGCGCGCCTCGATCGCGTCCCACGCGACCGAAGACACAGCGATCATCGGCTCGACCATACCTGTGGCTATTTATCAGGAACTAGGTACCCGGTCTATTCCCCCCCGGCCGTTCCTCGCACCCACCGCCGCGACAGAGGAAGAGGGAGTCATCCACGACATCGCCCATGCAATTCGCGCCACTATCGAGGCCTCGCGGTGATCGACGCCTATACCATTGGCATCAAGCTCGCACTCGATGACGGGGTATCGGCAGGCATCGCTGCGGTACGCCGCGATCTCGCGACGCTCGATCGGGCAATCGCATTCACCGCCGTCGGCTTGGTCGCACTGCGGCGCCTTGGGCAGGAAATCAGCGTCGTAGGGCCCGCCGTCGTACATCGAGCACCAAGCCCTCGGGCGCCAGCCCAAGCGCTGCCGAAATCCCAATCGCTTGGGCAGCCCAACCCCTTTCCGTCCAATCCCGCGAACGGTGCTCCACCCGAACCTGATCTCGCGCGTCGACCGGCGGTTCGGAACGCGGTCGCGCCCGCGACACCATCGAGCGACTCGGAGCCGCTCCTTATGCGCCAGGCCAGGCTGCCGAAAGTATCTGGCCTCGCCGCCTCACCGGCCCCCGAACGGCCGTCGATCTCACCAATGCTACTGGATCGGCCACCATCGCCAACGCTGCCCGACCGCTATCCGACTGCGGCAACATCAACGCCTCGGCCCAAATCAGTTGCCGAATTCGCGCCACGCCTGCGAGATCAGCCGGAGTGGGTCGCCACCACTCGACCGTCGTCCCGATTGCCGCCCGCGCCGATCTCCTTCCCCCCCGGCATGGTCCTGCCGTCTGTCGATTCGTCGTCCTCGCGCGACCTTGTCAGCCTCCCCAGTCCAGCGGAACTGACCTCTCATTCAGAGATGCCCGCCGCACCGCGAGCGCGCCCGGACGCCATAGTCCCCCCTCCTGTGGCTATATCCAGCGTTTCGATTGGGCCGACATCTGCCGCTCCCCGCGCCCACACACGCTTGGTGCGGGCTTCCGAGGAAGTGAGCCGCGAAAGGTTCACCGACAACCCATCCGCCACGGGGCCCCCTCGGCCGCAAGTGCGACACCAATTGGCCGACCATGAGCCGGCGCAGTCCCACGCTTCGGGCGACATCACGCTCGACGGAACCCGCCTGGGCCGCTGGATGGGGGACGTACTCGCCAGATTGGGCGAGCGACCGCTCTTCGGATCGACCGGACTGGATCCGCGCGTGGCCCCAGACTGGCCCACGATGCAAGGTCACTGACACGACTTCGATTGTCTCTCATGTCCCCTAGCTGTTGCCTGAGTGCGTCCAGTACGTCGACCGCCGAAGCTTCGAAGGATAGCGATGGCTGATATAGCTCTGTTGCTCGGCCCCGTCGTATTCCAAGACTTCGAGGTGCCGGCCCGCATCAACATCGGTGGCGCGCAGCGCGTCGCCCTGCACCGTTTGATCGGCGGTGCGCGGGTGATCGACTCCCTTGGCCGCGATGATTCGGAATTGCGTTTCGAAGGCGTGTTCTCTGGCCAGGACGCGACGCTCCGTGCTCGCACGCTCGACCAACTTCGAGCCGCCGGCGCACCGTTGCCCCTAACCTGGGACGTTTTCTACTACACTGCCATCCTAACGCGCTTCGAGGCCGACTACCGAAACGCCTGGTGGATACCGTTCCGCGTAGCCTGCACCGTGGTACGTGACGAGACAGCAGTCTCATTGGACGTTGCACTCTCACTGGGCGACAGCGCCTTGTCTGACGTGTCTCACGCGATCACGTGGATGGCGGGCACGGACCTTGGACTAACCGCTGCGCAGTCGGCGCTTTCCGCTCCGAGCGCCGCAGTACGCGGCACCGCCGACTATGCCGGCGCTCAGGGCAGCCTTGCCGCCGTACAAAGCGCGTTCTCTCAGACCATGAGTTCGACGGAGGTGACGTTGAATAGCACGAATCTCGGGTCCGCCTCTTCAGCGTCGGATACTATAGCGACCCTCGGTACCGCGGTGTTATCGTCGCAACAGCTCGCCGGTCTCGCCATTGCGAGTGGCTACGTCGGTCGAGCTGCTTCCAATCTCGCGAGCGCAAGTACCTGATCCATGCGCACTCTCACTGTCGTTGGAGGCAATCTCTTCCGCATCGCTGCGGAACAGCTCAACGACGCGACCCAGTGGATCAGAATCGCCCAACTCAACGGCCTTTCCGATCCGATGCTCGTTGGCGTCACCGTCCTTCTCATCCCGGATGTCGATGCGAACGCGGGAGGCGGGATTGCCGCTCAGTGAGGCTTCACGCTTTCCGAGCGTGCAGTTGCTCGTCAACGGCATCCCAATCATCGGTACCATCCAGGCTGAGGTCATCGCCAACAACAATTTTGCGGCGGATCGCTTTTTTGCTCGGATTGCCCTCGGTGCAGATCCGACAGCCACCAGCCTCTTTTGGGCCAGCGCTCAAGGCATAGTAGCTGAGATCAGGTTCAGTCTCGACAGCATCACCTTTCAGAGCCTTATTCAAGGGCTCGTGGACTGCGTGACCATTGATCCTGTTTCCGCGCTGGTGTGCATTGAAGGTAGAGACCTGACAGCAGGCCTGATGGAGACACGCTCCCAGGAGGCGTTCGCCAACCGCACATCGAGTGAGATCGCAAGCCTTATAGCGCAGCGCCACAATTTGACGCCGGCCATCACCCCGACGAACACCCCGGTAGGCCGTTACTATCAGAACGAACATGACCGGGTCACGCTGGGGTTATTTAGTAGGGCAATTACCGAGTGGGATCAACTCGTGTTCCTGGCTCGGCAAGAGGGCTTCGATGTCTTTGTGCAGGGAACGACGCTGTTCTTCCAATCAGCACAGCAGCCACCGGACGTACGCGTACTCCAACCCTCCGATCTCTCGGACCTGCGACTCCAACGCTCTCTCACACTGGCGCGCGACATTGAGGTGACGGTAAAGAGCTGGAATTCGCGCCAGAAGGACGCATTCTCCCAAACGGCGATGGCGGCCATCGGTCGATCCTCGGGTGTTACCGGACTCGGCAGCCAGAAATCCCAGAAATACATCCTCGTAAGGCCCAACCTGACGCCGGATCAGGCGCTTCAGCTGGCGCAGAGGAGGCTAACCGAACTGACGAGGCATGAGAGAGTCGTCGAAGCAACCCTCCCGGGCGACCTCACTCTTACGCCACGTAGCCAAATTGCCCTTTCTGGAACAGGGACGGATTTCGACCAAACCTATTTTGTCGACGTTATCGAGAGATCCATTACATCCAGGGGCGGCTTTACGCAACGGATCCGAGCCAAGAACACTTCTCCTCGCACCGCGACGACGACGACGACGGCTGCCAGCAACGATGGCGCCGGACCGGAGGACTGATGGACCGCTTCCTCAATGCGGTGAAGACGCACGCGGCGGCTCTCGATCAAGCACAGGCGCAGCCGCGCTTTGGCCTCGTGACCTCCACTGATCCCGCGAATGGCACCGTGCGGGTACAACTCCAGCCTGAAGGTATCTTGACGGGCTGGCTGCCCGTACTGTCGCCGTGGACAGGCGCCGGGTGGGGAGTGTCCTGTCCTCCGTCCTCGGGCGATCAGGTGTTGGTCTTAGCACAGGAGGGCGATTCCGAGCATGGCGTCGTCGTTGGGCGCGCGTTCTCGCTCTCACAGCCGCCGCCAGCCGCGCCACCCGGCGAATTTTGGCTTTCTCATGCGTCTGGGTCATTCCTGAAGCTGACCAATGATGGAACGATCCAGATGGGCGGGCCGGTGTTCATAACAGGAACCCTCGTCGTCAGCGGCGATTTCCGAGCGGGAGGCGACGTCGTGGATAATCACGGTTCCCTGTCCGCCTTACGTGGCCATTATGATACCCATGTGCATACGGACAGTCACGGCGACATTACCAATGCCCCCACGCCGCAGGACTGACCAGTGTCAGACCTTTCGCATCAGTGGGGTTCCGATCTTCTCATTGGGCCCACAGGGGATCTTGCAACGGCCTCGGGTACTCAGCTGGGCCAGCAGCGTGTGTTGCGCCGCTTACTGACGAACGTCGACGACTATATCTGGCAACTCACCTATGGCGCCGGTCTGGCGCGGCTAATCGGCCAGCCTGGAAGTGCCATGGCCATCGGCGCGCTGATACGCAGCCAGATATTTAAGGAAGCCGCGGTCGCTCGGACGCCGGAGCCAGTGATTGACGTTCAAGTCTCTCCTGATGGCGCTCCTAGCACAGTGTACGTCCACATCCGGTACGTGGATGCCGCAGGCGGGCAGACGCAGTCTCTATCGTTCTCCGTGGGAACGTAACAATGCAGCTCTCGCTTCAATCCTTCACCACGCTCGTCCAGAACATGGCGGCTGCCGTGCAATCGGCGGCCTCACAGACGTTGGATCTCACAGTCGGCTCGACCGTTCGCGCGATTCTCGAGGCGAACGCCTCGATAGCCCTATGGTTGCAATGGCTTATCCTGCAGGTGCTGCAAAGCACGCGCGCCGCCACCAGTGCCGGGGCGGATCTGGACACCTGGGTGGCAGATTTCACCCTCACGCGGCTACCTGCCGTAGCCGCTACGGGCAGCGTGACATTCTCGCGCTTCACCGCCACAGGGCAGGCGGTAGTTCCGCCCGGAGCCCTCGTCCGGACCAGCGATGGAACACAGACCTTTGCTGCCGTGACCGACACTACAAACCGGGCTTGGAGCTCAGGTGAAGGTGGCTATGTCGTACCCGCGGGTGTGCTCTCGGTTACAGTGCCGGTATCGGCGCAAACTGCAGGTTCAGCTGGGAATGTCCAACCCGCTGCCATAGCGCTCCTCGCTGCCGCGATCCCCGGGATTGACGCGGTGACAAATCCTGAGGCGCTGACGAACGGTCTCGATGCTGAGTCTGACGCTGCATTATGCGCACGCTTTCAGAGCTTCATCCAAAGTCGCTCTCGGGCAACGCCCGCGGCAGTCGGCTATGCGGTGGCGAGCATTCAACAAGGCCTACGATACGTTCTGGAAGAGAACCTCAACAGCGCGGGGGTCCCGACGATGGGGAGTTTCGTTGTAACGGTGGATGACGGCTCAGGCGATCCTTCCACTGCATTGCTGTCGTCCGTCCAATCAGCGATCGAAGCAGTGCGCCCAGTGGGTTCCACCTTCGCCGTTCAGCCTCCGACTGTTATTTCCGTGCCTGTGGGGTTGTCGATCAGCGTGGGGCAGGGTGTTGCCGGCCCGACCATATCAACCAACGTCGCCAACGCGCTCAGCACGTTCATCAACGCACTACCGATCGGCGCGCCGCTTCCGCTGACGCGGGTGGCGCAGGTCGCGTACGCAGCAGATCCCCAAATCCAGAACGTGACCAATGTGCAGATTAATGGTACACCTTCTGACCTATTGCCCTCGCCGACGAGCGTCATCAAGGCCTCTTTGGTCACGGTGAGCTGACATGCTGGGAGATCAACAGGATGTCGTTGACAGGATCAAGGCCACGCTTCCATCAGGATGGTTTCCTGATAGCACGCCGGTGCTCGATGCCCTTCTCGGCGGATTGGCATCCGCTTGGGCGTGGAGCTATGGCCTGCTGCAGTACGTCGGTTCTCAGACTCGGCTGGCGACGACATCCGATATTTGGCTTGACGTTGCCGCCCAGGACTTCTTCGGGAATCGTGTTGTACGCGCCGGCCAGAGCGACGCGGTCTTTAGCAGTCGCCTTCGTGCTGAAATCCTGCGCTCGCGAGGAACCCGCGCATCGCTCGCGTCGGTGTTGAGTGATCTCACGGGACGTCAGCCCTCCATTTTTGAACCGGCGCGTTCAGCTCCGGAATTGCCACGATTGCCGGATGGTCGACGCCCGCCGGTGGCTATGGCGCCGGTGCGATTGAATACGGTGACCTAAGCATGGTTGGGGTCACCGTGACCGACGCCGACATCTTCTCCGCGACGGCCTCCGTGATGCCAGTGGCCGCGGTGGCCTGGACCCGCATCAGTAACTGACTCCCCGAGCTCGAGAGATCCTAATGGACAGAAACCTGGTCTATCCGGGCAGCATTCCCCTTGACACGGATTTGCTTGCCATAAACCGAAATACCATGGTCGCACTGGGCTTTCTGGCCCAGGCAGCGTTGGGGACTAGCACCGTTGCCGACGGGCTTATATGCACGCCGACAGCACCGGCGTCGCTCACTGTTAACGTAGGACCTGGCAGCATCACGCAGTTCGTCGTCGTGGACCCTTTTGCCTTCGGGTCATTGTCGGCTGATCTCGATCCCTTGGTCAAGATGGGCATTAACCTGGAGCCGGTCTCGTTCACTCTCTCCGCACCAATCATATCGGGACAGTCCACAAACTATCTAATCGAAGCAGCTTTCATCGAGAGCGATGCTGCCCCAATCGCCCTACCATATTATAATTCCGCCAACCCAGCGCAGCCCTTCAGCGGCCCCAATAACACCGGGGCGGCACAGAATACCCAGCGCCTGCAACGGGTCCAACTGCAGCTAAAGCAAGGTACCCCAGAAAACACCGGAAGCCAGGCTACTCCCCCGGTCGATAGCGGATGGGTGGGACTGTATTCGATTACCGTCAACTTTGGCCAGACGGCTATTGCCGCGCTGAACATCGTGTCTCTTCCAGGGGCACCGTTTCTTACCTGGAAGCTTCCACAGATCTCACCTGGATTCGGCGCCGGCGTGCAGGCATTTATCTCCTCAGGCAATTTCATCGTGCCGGCTGGCGTTACCCGCGTCGAGGTCGAGGTCTGGGGCGGTGGATCCGGCTCGTTCGCCTCTACCAGTTCCATCGCGAGTGGTGGTGGCTCCGGTGGTGGGTACGCGCGAAAGCGTCTGATCGGATTGACGCCCGGCCAAGTCATTCCGGTCACGATCGGGGCAGGTGGGGCGGCCGGCAGCACGGGAGGTTCGGGCGCAGGGTCAGGCCAGAGCTCGAGCTTTGGTACTCTGGTTAGCGCGACTGGCGGCCTCTTGAATGGCTCGGCGAGCCCTGCGAGCCCCCAAAACGGGGCGATACCAGGAGGTACCGGCGTAGGAGGCGACGTCAACTTGAACGGATCGTCAGGTCAGATCGGTTATCTCAGTGTTGGAGGGCTAGGTGGCGCGGCACCGATGGGTGGAATGCAGACAAGCGGTACGACAGGCAACTCTGGCGTGTTCCCGGGCGGAGGCGCCTCCGGTGCCGGAACCGGCTCCAGCGGAACGACGCCATTCAACGGAGGTCCCGGCGCAGGCGGCTACGTCGTGGTCAGGTGGTGAGAAAATATGAAGACCTACGCGCGCCTTCAAGATGG